CGATTAATATCGGATGGTACGTCTATAACAATTAGGAGAATACAACATGGCCTTCGCACAAGGTTCTCGTTCCAGCCTATCGTACATTGTGGAAAGCACATTTGGTACAACTCCCGCTGGTAACTTTACAAACTTACCCTTTAGCACACACTCTTTAAACTTAAGCAAAGATCGTGTAGCTGGTACTGACATTCAAGCTGACCGTATGCCCCGTGTTGACCGTCATGGTAACCGTCAAGCTGCTGGTGACATTGTAGCTGACTTACGTGATGCTGACTACGATGTATTCTTAGAATCAGCTATGCTAAACACCTTTTCAGCTAACGTACTTAAGGTAGGTACAGCACCTAAGTTCTTTTCTCTTGAAGACTATGCTGCTGACATTGATCAAGCTCGTTTGTTCACAGGTATGACAGTTTCTACTATGGGTGTCTCTCTAGCACCTAACCAGATGGTAACAGCTACCTATGGTATGGTTGGTAAAGACATGAGTATTAGCGCCACTCAGAAAACACAAAATGCTTCTTCAGCTAATGCCCCCTACGATGCTTACTCAGGTACATTAGCAATTGGTAACGTCAACGGTACACCCTCTACATCAGCTATCGTAACTGGTATGGACTTTACTTTGACTAACTCATTCGCACCTACCTTCGTTATTGGTAGTGATAGTGCGCCACAATTAGAAGTTGGTCGTGCAGAAATAGAAGGTACTCTCTCAGCTTACTTTGAGGATGCGTCACTAATCAATCGCTTCTTAAATGAAACAGAAACTGAGCTTGAGGTAACTGTGGGCGATGGTAGTAATACCCTTAAGTTTGCATTCCCACGGGCTAAGATTAACAGTGCAGACGTAGGTGTAGATGGCCCAACTAGCCGTGTCATCTCTATGTCATTCGTAGCACTCTACAACACTACAGACGATAGTAACTTAGTTATTACTCGCTCTGCATAAGTTCCCTAGCTAGGGTGGGGAGGCATTGGTGTCGGGTCTGATGCTTCCCCTTTAATTACTAACCCGACAACTTTTAACCCCGATAAGGAAACTCGACATGGACTTACTAGATTTAACCCCGATTAATGATACCGTTGATATCATCTTAAAACACCCTAATACTGAGGAAGATTTAAAGAATGATGATAAGACACCAATGATTATTACCATGTATGCCCCACACTCTAAGAAGTATAAGGCAGCTATGCATGAGCAAACTAATAAACAACTCAAGAAATCTAAAGGTGGTAAGAAGATTGATGTTACCGCTGAAGAATTAGAAAGCTCTTCTTTAGATGTTTTAGTTAAAGCTACAAAAGAGTGGAACATTACCTACAAAGGCGAAGTCCCCCCTTTAACTAAAGCTAAAGAAGTTTATCAAGAAGTGTTTTGGATTAAGAATCAAATTGAGGAGGCACTCTCTGATTTTTTGGACTTTACGAAGAAATAGTATCAGATCTTTGTGAGTGGGCAGAGTTTAACTTTAAGCTTAGTCTACCAGATGAAAATGGTACTACACAACGTGAACACTTAGAACAAGTAGAAAGGCAGATTGGACATAGACCGAAAGAACTGGAACCCCCGACAGAATTTCCTACTCTTCTTTCTCATGTCTGGTCTGCCTTTATTGATTTAAACAGTAGCAGAACTATGGGCTTCTCAGGCCCTAACCCGATTACTTATAGCGAGATAAAATCTTGGAAAGAACTCACACATACTCCATTATATTCTTGGGAAATCGAGGCTGTAAAGTTAGTAGATGTGCAATATGTAAGGGTTATGAATAGTGGCTGACGTATCTATCATTATAGCAACTAATGCGGATCAGGTAAAACAAGAGTTTACTGGTCTTACTAATTCCCTCGTAGGGGCTGCTGCACAAGCTAAAGTGTTTAAAAGCACTATGGAGTTTCTTGATGCAGCATTCAATAAAGGTAGGATTAATGGAAATCAGTATTCCGCCGCTATACAACAGCTAGATGCCGCTGAAGATAGGTTATACGCTTCTATAGGCCAAACCACCGCTGCTGCTAATACTCAAAGTGCCACATTTGATAAGGCAGCGTCTTCTACTAAAAGAATGTCAGGTGCCCAATCTCAAGCGGCCATTGCAGCTAGAAACTTAGCTAACCAACAAAGAATGGCTGGTAAAAGCACTAATAAGTTTGGTATGTACACCCAGCAGGTTGGTTATCAGGTGGGTGACTTCTTTGTGCAGGTCCAGTCTGGTACTGATGCCTTAGTTGCATTTGGTCAGCAGGGTACACAGCTTGCAGGGTTACTCCCAGGATTGGCTGGCGCTATCTTAGGTATCGGACTTGCTATATCCACTGCCCTTGGTCGTGCATACCTAGAGTCAAAAAACCTAACCATTAACTTTAAAGAAATCAAGAAAGACATGGGTGCGGCACTTGAGCCTATAAAGCCCCTTATAGATGCTATAACATCTGCCTTTTCTTCTCTAGGAGATGTGGCAAGAAACGTAGGCACCTTTATAGCAGATAACTTTGCCAGACTTATTTCTTATGCTATAGCATTTGCCGGTATAATGGTTACAAAGGTAGTTGCTGGATTTATCCTATCTGGTAAGGCAGCTAGAGCTTTCTTTACTTTAGTTAAGAGGGGATTAATCCTATCAGGCATAGGCATACTAGTAGTAGCACTAGGTGAAATTATCTACAGGTTCAACGCCTTGATTACTGCAACAGGCAGTTTCGGCGCTGCTATGGAGAAGTTAGGGCGTATTTTTGATGGGCTATGGGATTTTGCTGTAGCTAAGATAGATGTTTACCTTGCTCAAATACAAACTGTAGGCCCCGCAGCAAAAGCCTTCTTACTTGGTATTTTAAATAGTGTATTAACTACTATTGAAGAGGGGCTTCAAAAAGCTGTAGCCGCTATAAACAAGACTTTTAATACAAGTTTTGAGGTTCCTCCTATAGGAGGTAACATAGAAGCCGCTATGGTTGAAGCCCAAGAACAACTTGGCGAAGCTGAAAGAGAAGTGAACAACCTTAAGTCTGCTGCTGACGGATCTTGGGAATCTCTAATGGGTATGGTAAATGAACTTATTGGACTTACCAACACAAGTACAAAAGCTTTAGATACAACTGACTGGTTTATGAATAAACTAGATGAAGATACTAAGAAAGCTACTGATTCCGTTAATAAACAAAATGATGCATTTAAGAAGTTAGAAGATCAAGCAAACAGATTAGCTGCACCCTTCGATGACTTCTTTATGTCTGTAGTGGATGGTACTACCTCAGTAACAGATGCCTTCAGAGCTATGGCTAGGGATATTATCAAAGAGCTTTACAGAATATTTGTAGTAGAGCAAATGGTTCAATCTATTAAAGGCGGTATAATGGGTGCCTTAGCTGGACCAGTACAAGGGCCAAACTTACCTTCAGGTAATTATGACGGTGGTGGATACACAGGTTCAGGGCCAAGATCGGGTGGCTTAGACGGTAAGGGTGGCTTTATGGCTATGCTACACCCTAGAGAGACTGTCGTAGATCACACTAAAGGTCAGGGTGTAGGTGGTGAAGTTATTAATGTAACTCAGAATATTAATGTCTCGACAGGCGTACAACAGACTGTACGTGCTGAGATTAAACAGCTTATGCCACAGATAGCCAACAGCGCTAAGTCGGCTGTACTAGACGCTAAGAGGCGTGGTGGTGCGTATGGAAGAGGGTTTGCGTAATGGCTATTAGTTATCCTTTGAGTTTACCTACAAGTATTGGTATAGCTCAGATAGAATTTAGAGCAGCTAATGCTGTAGCTGTATCAAGGTCACCCTTTACTTACTCAACTCAAGTTCACGCCTACTCTGGTCAGTCTTGGCAAGCTGATGTTACTCTGCCCAGTATTCGTAGGGACTTAGCTGAAGAGTGGGTAGCTTGGCTTATTTCCCTTAAGGGGCAACTAGGAACTTTCTACTTAGGTGATCCTAATGCTGTAACACCCAGAGGTTCAGCTAGAGATACAGATACAATTCAAGTCTCAGGTGCTACGTCTTCTGGTAACACACTTGCTATTGATAGTGCCCCTGCAAGTCAGACGGGATACCTTAAAGCTGGTGACTACATGCAAGTAGGTGCTGGAACAAGTAGACAACTGTTTAAAGTTCTAGCAGATGTAAATACGAATGGTTCTGGTCAAGCAACAGTTGACATATGGCCTGATGTTAGGACTACTATAGCCAATAACTCTGCTGTCACTGTAGAGAATACTAAAGGTATATTTAGGTTAGCCTCTAACGAACAGGGCTTCAGTATAAACGAGGCTAGTTTCTACGGCATATCCTTCGGAGCTATGGAGTCTATTATATGAGCCGTACAATACCTTCATCACTTCTTACAGCACTTAGTCAACCAGAGGTTAAACCTTACCTTGCTGTGGAATTTGACTTTGATAGCTCTCCTGTACGTTTGTGGACAGGTTATGGTGACAGAACTATTGGCTCAGACACATATACAGGCGCTGGTAATTTATTATCAGTAGATAACTTTGATGAGGTTAATGATTTATCCGCTAAATCACTTACTATTAGCCTTACAGGTATCTCATCAAGTATTGTTTCTATAGCTTTATCTGAACCTTATCAGAGAAGAACCTGTACAGTTTACCTTGGTACAGTTGACACATCTACACCCATAGAAATCTTTAGTGGTTTTATGAATGTGATGACCATTGAGGATAGCGGTGAGACAAGTGACATCTCTGTTGTCGTAGAAAGTAAATTGATTGAGTTAGAAAAAGCTAGTGATAGACGTTATACTGAAGAGAACCATGCATCTAGACACTCAGGCGATACGTTCTTTTCCTATGTAACTAAACTACAAGATGAGAAGGTTGTATGGGGCAGAGAGAACGCTTAAATAACTTTATAAGTCAGATTAAAGACAAACCATTCTCTTGGGAAGAACACGACTGCTTAACTTTTACTAACTCTGCATTTCGTGAGATGTATGGTGAGGGTTGGGCAGACGACTGGTTAGGTAGGTACAGTGAGAAATCTGGCGTTAAAGCTCTACAAGAAGAATTTGGCTATAAAACCTTTATAGAAGCTGTAGACGATAAACTAACTCGCATAGATTATGTACCACCATTGGGTTCTTTGATAACTACGAAAGAAGCTAAGAGGTGGATCACAGGTTTTGCTATGGGTATATCTAATGGTAAACGTGGTGTATTTCTATCGGAGGGTGGGTTAATACACTTACCTTTTGATGTAGTAAATTATTCTTGGATTAAAGAAACATGAAAAATAACCTACCATACAGTGTACTAAGAGAATATAACTCTTGGGAGAATGTACCTAGAGCTGCTGCTGTTGGTGCTGCTATTCTAGGTAATGTGGGAACTGCTTCCATCTTTGGGTCTACTTTTCTAGGCGGCGCTTTAGCTTTTATTACTCCTCAGTATATTGTGGGATACCTAGTCACTTCTCTAGTAACCTCATGGGCTATGAAAGCCCTTGCTCCAAAATCTTCATTAAGAAGTTCTAGCTCCGCTGGCTTACTTGTAAATGCAAGGGAACCTGCTGCATCTCAAGATTTCGTCTACGGTGAAGTTAGAAAAGGTGGTGTAATAACTTTCTATGAATCTAGTGGGGATGACAATACATACCTACACCAGATAATTGCTTTAGCTGGACATGAAGTTCACAGTGTAGATGACATTTATATTAATGACCAAGTAGCTACATTCAGTGGCAACTTTGTAACAACTGCTGGGTCTGGAGACTCTGAAGTTGATTGGGATAGTAAGATCCGTATTAAGAAATACGATGGGTCACAGACAACAGCAGATAGTGACTTAGTTAGTGAGACTTCAGCTACAAGTACTTTTGTAGGTAATGGTATAACTTATTTATACGTCAGGTATGAGTATGATCAAGATGTGTTTGCTAATGGACTACCTCTTATTACAGCTAAAATACGTGGTAAAAAAGTATATGACCCAAGGACTGCATCTACCGCTTACAGCAATAATGCTGCTCTTTGCATACGTGACTTCTTAACCAGTAGTTATGGTCTTAGTGACAATAGTATTGATGATGTTGATTTAGCTGCTGCTGCTAACGAGTGTGATGAGAATGTAGCACTAGATGGTGGCGGGACTGAGAAAAGATATACAGCAAATGGTGTCATTAAGGCAAGCACCCCTACTGGCTCTGTGCTAGAGGATCTTGTTACGTCTTGTGCTGGTACGTTGTTCTGGGGTGGAGGTAAGTGGAAGTTAAAAGCTGGTGCTTATACATCCCCAGTCAAAACTCTTACCCTTGATGACTTAAGAGGTCCAATAAACCTATCAACTCGTGTTTCCATGAGGGATAACTTTAATACTGTTCGTGGTACATTTAATGATGCAGCTCAAGACTATATTACTGCTGACTACCCAGAAATAAAGAGTACAGCGTTTATAAACCAAGATGATGGGGAAGAGGTTGCATTAGACCTTGAGTTGCCATTTACTACAAGCTCTGCATCAGCCCAAAGATTAGCCAAACTTACATTATTCCGTGGTCGTGAACAGATGACCCTATCAGCCGACTTTGGCTTAGAGGCTATGGAAATTGAAGTAGGTGATATTATAGCGTTTACTAATGCTAGGTATGGCTTCAGCGCAAAAGAATTTGAGGTAGTTGGTTGGAAGTTATCTGCTAGTGAAGATGCGGGTGACCTACGAATAAACTTAACTCTGAGAGAGACATCACAAGCTGCATTTGATTGGAACGCTGAAGAGACTGCTATCATAAGTAATGATTCAAACCTTCCAAACATTTCCGCTGGTACTGCAATTACTAGTTTAACTCTGTCGGGAGGCGGTTCTGAGGTTCAAGGTGATGGAACCGTTATAAACAGTCTATTAGCTAGTTGGACCGCTGCTGACAGTTCTTTTGTAAGTTATTATGAGGTTGAGTTAAGGCAAACGAGTAGTGCAAATACTACTACATACACAACGTCAGAGACATCAATTCTTTTAAACCCTATTGTTGATAATGTTAGTTATACAGTTAGAGTAAGAAGTGTATCAATAACTGGTTTTAGAGGCGCTTACACATCAGCTACTGCAAGTAATGGTGGGGATGTTACGGCACCTAGTCTCCCAACTACAATTACTGCGACGGGGGGCTATGAACTCATTACTATCTCTTGGACAAACCCTGCCAATCGTGATTTAAACTTTGTTGAGATATACGAAAACTCAAGCAACACAACAACTGGTGCAAACCTTGTTGGCACATCTTCTGGCAACTACTTTGTCAGGACAAACTTAGGAATTGATGTTACAAAATATTACTTCTTGAAGGCGGTTGACTTTAGTAACAACAAATCTGGCTTTACTTCTGGTGTATCTGCAACAACTGCTTTCATTGATAATATCGCTTTTGAAAATGGTATAAGGCAACTATTCTTAGATCAAGGTTTAGATATTATTGAGCCTGTTTCGTCTTTACCAGCGGCTGGTGACTTCGCAGGACAACAAGTATTCTTAACTACTAATGGAAAGTTGTATAGGTGGACAGGTAGTGCGTGGGTATTGACGATTGCTGCCTCTGATGCTGGTGATTTAACTGGTCAAATAACTAATACGCAGATTTCTGACAATGCGGTTACTGCACCAAAAATTTTAGCGGGGACAATAACTGGCAACAAAATTCAGGCTAATACGATTACTGGCGGCTTACTTAGTACTTCTGGCATCATCACATCAACAGCGCAAATTAATGATGGCTTAATTCAGAACGCCAAGATTGCAAACGGTGCGATATCTAGGCTTAAAGTACAAGACGGAGAAATCATCCGTGCAAAAATATCAGACGCAGCTATTAACGATGCGAAAATAGACAGCCTTAATGCAAATAAGATTACTGCTGGAACAATTAGTGCTGGTAGATTTGTTGGATCGGGTATTGTTAGACAAACTTCTTTAAAGATTGATTATACCTCTTATGCAGCAGGACAAAATAATAAATCCGTCAGCCTTACTAACTGTACTTCTGGTTCAGCTGTTTATGCTATTTTTATGCTTTATGGAACAAATTTTAATTCTAGCGCAGTAAATATGACTGTGGCTCTCACAGGAGCTGTTTCTGAAACAATATACGGCAGCGGAGGATATAGGTTTACCAATGTTGGTTTTTTAACAGATAGCTCAAGTAGTGGAGGAACAATTACAGCAACTGTTGGCTTTTCTGCGCCAAATGGCTTAAATTACCCTTTTGGGTTTAGAATAGTATTAATGGAGTTTTTAAAATGAGATATTTACTCTTTAATAACGAAGGTTATTTATCTGGAGAAGTTATTTGTGATGCTGAAGCTTTAGAATTAAACACGCCAGAAGGCATGATAGCTTATCAAACAGACGACCAGCTTTCAAATGTAATGTTAGTAAATGGGGTTATTACTCCTATTCCGCAACAACAAATAAATGATAAACTAATAGCTGAAGCTTGGCAAGATATTAGAATAAATCGGAATTCATTTTTAGATAATTCAGACTGGACTCAAGTGGCAGACAACTCACTAACCAATGAGCAACGCCAGCAATGGGCTGCTTATAGACAAAATTTAAGAAATATAACCGAAACTTATACAGACCCTCTTACCATTGTGTGGCCTGATAAACCAGAATAAAGGAAAGTAAAGTGGCATACAAACTAGGAACACGTAGCTTACAGAACTTGTCAGGAGTACACCCTGATATGCAAGCTGTAGTTAAGAAAGCAATAGAGATCACTGAGGTAGACTTCACAGTCATTGAAGGCATACGTCATATTGATCGTCAGAGACAGTTACTCAAAGAGGGTAAGTCAACTACACTTAACTCAAGACACATTACAGGTCATGCTGTAGACATGGTTCCTTGGCCTGTAGATTGGGAAGACTTAGATAGGTTTGAAACTATGGCTGAAGCCATGAAGGATGCAGCAGAAGAGCTTGACATTTCCATCGTATGGGGTGGTGATTGGAAGAGCTTCTATGATGCCCCTCACTTTGAACTTGATCGTAAGAAGTACCCAGCATGAGTAGAGAAGAAGATAATTGGCACCTCTCTAGGAGTGTACCTATAACCCTTATCTTCGGTCTTATAGCTCAAGCAGCGGCTATAGTTTGGACTGTATCTATGATGATGTCAGACATTGAGCGTAATGGCGAAGAGATCATGCGTCTACAATCAAGAATATCTATCGTAGAAGATGCCACACAAAGGCAAGCAATATCTATGGCCCGAATAGATGAGAACATTAAAGCAATCCGACAGTCAGTAGAAAAGATGGCTAATGAGAAGTAAGGATTGTTATGATAGACCCGTTTACAGCTTTGGCTGCGGTCAAGACTGCTGTCAGTGCAGGTAAAGAGCTTGTCTCAGTTACTAAACAAATTGGTGAGTTCTTTGATGGTGTCGATGAACTAAGGAACAACCACAATAAGAAAAAGAACAGTCTCTTCTCAGGTGATGATGAGAACAGTATGGAGACTTTCGTTAAGCTACAGAAGGCTAAGGATGCTGAAGAAGAACTCAGAGCCATTGTGATAGCTACTAGAGGTTACTCCGCTTGGGGTGAGCTACAGGAAATCAGAGCTAGAACACGTAGAGAACGTAAAGAGAAAGAAGCTGCTGAGAAACTCCGTAAGCAAGAGCTAGTGGAGAAGGTAGTTGTTATTGGGGGTACTCTGATTGTATTGTCTATTATAACGGGCATAGGTGTACTTCTGATAATGTCATCAAAGGGGATGTTATAATGCTAGAAGCTATAGGTACTGCACCATTTCAAATGGCAATGAACCCACCTGAGAACCAAGACAAGACACCTAAAGTAATAGAGCAATCTACAAGGAAGCCTGTAACATTTAAGGTAGAGCCTGTTA